CGGGCTCGAGGGCTCAACCATGGAATGGGAAGGCCTGCCGGTCTACCCCCGCGGCCTTGACGTCTACTCCAACGACGTCATCCCCGCCTATGCGATGGACTGGGGCCGACCAACTGGGCAGCAGGCCCTCGTCATCACCCTGTTTGACTGCTGGGTTTTCAAGGGCGCCGGCTGGGACGTGCTCGACCGCGTCGCCTCCTGGGTGCCCATTGACCACTTCCCCGCACCGGCCCCAGTCATCGAGTGGCTAAAGCGCCCCAACGTGACACCGATTGCCATGTCGCAGTTCGGGCTTGACGCGATTGAGCGCCACGACATCGAGGCGCTGTACGTCCCGCACGCCATCGACACCAAGGTCTTCAAGCCGACGGATCTGATCCAGGGCAGTGACGGCCAAGTGCCCGCCCGCACATGGATGGGCATCCCCGAGGACGCCTTCGTTATCGGCATGGTGTCGGCAAACAAGGGGCAGGTGGATCGCAAGTCCTTCGCCGAGTCATTCCTCGCCGCCGCGATGGTGATGCAGAAGCACAACGACGTCTGGCTCTACCTGCACACTGAGCCCAGCCCGGCCATGTCCGGCCTTGATTTGCGGGCGCTCTTGGCCGCGACGGGCGTGCCGATGGACCGGGTCGCCTTCGCTGATTCGTACTCCTATCGGATGGGCATCCCGAAGGAAGCCCTTGCCAGTATTTACACCGGCATGGACGTGCTGCTTCAGCCCAGCCGAGGCGAAGGCTTCGGCATCCCCGCCGTTGAGGCCCAGGCTTGCGGCACCCCGGTCATCGTGTCCAACGCCACCGCGCAGCCCGAGCTCGTTGGCGACGGCTGGCTCTGCGACGTGCAGCCCGCCTGGGACGCTCCTCAAGGCTGCTGGTTCTTTACGCCCTTGGTGCCGAGCATCGTCGACAACCTTGAGGCTGCCTACGCGCGTGGCCGGGGCCGATCCCAGCAGGCCATCAACTTCGCCGCCAACTATGACGCCGACGTTGTGTTTGACAGGTATTGGCGGCTAGCGCTCGACGTCCTCCTCGCGCCATGAGGGTCGCTTGGGTGACGCACCACATCCCTAGGGTTGAGGAAAGGCACGAGGCCTTACTGCCTGGGAAGTATGCGGGCGGGGCGGAACGGAACACCGACTACATGGTTTCGGCGGCGCCGGCTGGTGTCGAGGTCATGTACATCGAGCCGGACGAGGCTGAGAGCGCCGCAGACGGCTGGTTTGACCGGGTAGTAGTCGGAGGCACCGACAAACTCTCCGAAGCCTCTATGAATTTCCTAGCGGCTCTCAGGCCCATCGTCTGGGTGCAGCACGCTCAGCATCGCACCCCCGCCAAGGCCGAGTTATTCCGGCGTGCTTCCCGGTTCCTCACCATGAGCCGAGCGCACAAAGCTTGGGAAGCGGAATGGACCGGCCGGGCCGACGCCTACATCCACTCCCCCGTTCCCCCGGACTGCGTGGCCCCCGCCGATAAGGAACCTTTTGCCTTGTTCGCGGGCAGGAAGCACCCGGCCAAAGGGAAACTCAACGCCCGCATTTGGGCGCAGCGCCACGGCCTAGAACTCGTTGAGTTGGAGAACGCCCCGCACGAGGTCGTCCTTGACCACATGGCCCGCGCCAAATACTTCGTCCACCTCCCCAAGGAGCGGGACGCCTGCCCCCTCGTCGTCATCGAGGCCACCCTCGCTGGCTGCGACATCGTCACCAACTCCCTCGTCGGGCGGCTAGAGCCCGGCGACCCTGCGGCAGTCCTCGCCCAGCAACCCGAGCGGTTCTGGCGAATTGTGGAGGAAACAGCATGAAGATCGTTGTCACCGGCTCCGCCGGCACGTTGGGCGCTCCCCTGGTCGCCGAGCTGCGCGAGCGCGGCCACGACGTCTGGGGAATCGAACTCCAGCACACCGGCCAGCCCCAGACCGTGCGCGCCGACGTCGCCGACTATCGGCAGCTGCGCGCCGGCTTTGACCGCGTCGGCGATTTCGACCTCGTCTACCACCTAGCCGCCGAGTTCGGCAGACTAAACGGGGAAGAGTTCTACGAGAAAGTTTGGGAAACCAACGCCATCGGCACCCGCAACGTGCTTGAGCTTCAACGTGAGCGCGGGTTCCGCCACGTCTTCGCCTCCTCCTCCGAGGTTTACGGTGAGGCCGACGCCGAAGCCATCGACGAGCGCTACCTGCTTGACAACCCGCAGCCGCGCCTGACCAACGACTATGCGATCAGCAAGCGCGTGAACGAGGAGCAGATCCGCAACTTCGCGGACCGCTACGGCACGAAGACCATGACGCTGCGGTTCTTTAACGCCTACGGCCCCGGCGAGCGGTATCACGACTACCGCTCGGTCGTCTGCCTCTTCGCCTACCGGCTGCTGACTGGGAAGCCGATCACGGTTTTTGAGAACTACCACCGAGTGTTCCTCTACCAGGCTGACTTCATCGTGACGCTCGCCAACGCGGCCACGAGCTTCGCCCCAGGCGAGACCGTGAACGTCGGAGGCGACGAGTACGTCAGCGTCGAGGACATGGCAAACATGCTGCTTGAGGTCACCGGCGCCCACCCGTCCCTCGTCAACCGGCTCCCGCTGGACAAGCACAACGTGACAAGCAAGAAGCCTGACATCTCCAAGGCCAAGGCACTGCTGCACCACAACCCGCGCACAAGGCTCGCTCAGGGACTTCCCCTGACCGTCGACTGGATGCGGAAGCATTACGAAATCGGAGGCTGACCGTGGCGATTAGCAACGGCTACGCAACCCTGGCGCAGATCAAGAGTGCGCTGCGCATCGCCTCCGGCGACGCCACCGACGACGCCCTCCTCGAGATGGCCGTCGAGTCCGCCTCGCGCCTCATCGACGCCTACTGCGGCAGGAACTTCATCAACGCCGGCACCGTCACCCGCTACTACTCCACCGAGAACCCCTACGTCGTGCAGATTGACGACGCCCGGTCGATCTCCCAGGTGCAGACGTCCACGGGCCTGGATGGCGTGTACGACACGACCTGGACGATTGGCACGGCAGGCGGGCAGGGCGATGCCCAGCCCGAGCCGATCAACGACTACCTGGGCGGTGTGGTCTGGCCCTACACCCGCATCCGGGCCATCGGCGACTACTCGTTCCCGACTGGCCCGGAGAATTCGATCAAGGTGACCGCGGTCTTCGGATGGCCCAACATCCCGGTCACGGTCACCCAGGCCACCATCTTGCAGTCGTCAAGGATCTTCAGCCGCTTGCAGAGTCCCCTCGGCGTGGCGGGCTTCGGCGACATGGGAATTATGCGGGTGAGCCGCGGCCTTGACCCTGACGTTGTGCAGCTCGTTGAGGGCTACCGCCGCGTCAACGGTGTCGCATGACCGCCCTCACCGACCTACGCACCGGGCTCGCCACCAGGCTCGCAACCATTAGCGGCCTGCGGTCCTCGGCCTACATTCCCGACAACCCGCAGCCCCCGGTCGCGGTCGTGATGCCGGGCCGCATCACTTACGACCAGGCCTTCGGGCGCGGGTCGGACGAATACCAGTTCACCATCATGCTCATCGTCGGCCGCGTAGCCGACCGGGCATCACAGACCAACCTCGACGCCTACTGCGCCTCTAGTGGTAGCGCGTCGGTGAAGGCGGCAATTGAAGGTGACCGCTCCCTAGGGGGCAAAGCCTTGGACTGCCGAGTCACAGAAATGACTAACCAGGGCTCGCTTGCCATTGGGGACGTCACTTACCACACGGCCGAGTTCTCGGTCACCGTCATTGCCGCCGGCTAAGGAGTAACCAGAATGGCAAAGTTCATCGGCAAGAACATCCGGGTGAAGGTCGGCAGCACCGAGCTCACCGATCACATCGCAAGCGTTGAGGTCACCGAGACCGTTGACGAAATTGAGACAACCGCCTTTGGGCAGGCAGCGCGTAGCCGCATTGCTGGGCTCAAGGACGCCTCCGTCACCATCAGCCTGCACCAGGACTACGACGCCTCAAGCGTCAACGCTACCCTGGCCAATGTGTTCGGTGGTACGACCACCGTGACCATCCTTGCGGGCACCAGCACAAGTCAGGGCACCGCGACCGCGACAGCGCCTCTTTTTTCAATCCCTTGCCTTGCTTCACAGCAAAGCCCAATTTCGGGACAGGTCGGCGATCTCAGCACGTTTGATATCACGTGGCCCGCCGTTGGCGAGATCACCAAGTCCACCGCTGGCACCTTCGTCTAAGTAGGAGACCACCTTGCGCATCCAGTTCACCATCACCTACGCCGACGGCACGGCGGCCGAGGCTACGGCCTCGGTCGCCGACCAGGTGGCCTTCGAGCAGGCACACGACCGCTCCATCGCCCGCCTCGCCGACGACTTCCGCCTCACTGACGCCTGCTGGCTCGCGTGGCACTCACTCCACCGCACGGCCCGCACGGCCGACGACTTCAACACCTGGCTGGACAAGGTAGAGAACGTCGAGATCGGTCAGGGGAAGATCGTCCCTTTGGAGGGGACGACAACGCCCACTGGCTAATCGTCCACTTGGCCTACGAGTACGGCCTAGCGCCGTCCGCAGTGCTGGCTGAGTCGGACCGCATGATTTTCACCATGTCCAAATACTTGGCATGGCGCGCGCAAGAAAGCCGGAGGAGTTGACATGACCGACTTCACGGTGCGCGTTGAAGGAGCCGACCAAGCCGTTCGCGCATTGCGCACGATGGAGCCCGAGACCGCCAAGCAGGTGGGCAAGGAGATCTCAAACGTCGGCCGGGATCTTGCCGCCTACATCCGCGCCAACGCTCCGACTCAGCCTCCAATGAGTGGCTGGCGCGAGACGGGCGCGGCTCGAGGTCGCACCCGCGGAGGCGCTGGCTGGCCCGCTTGGGCGCCCATTTCCGCCAGCAGCAAGCGGCGCGGCGTCTCAGTCACTGTCAACATGACTGGGGCCGTGGCTGCCATCTACGAGTCGGCCGGCAAGAACGGCCTCGGCGGCATCTCAACCCACCCTGACGGGGGCCAGTTCATTCGCAACTTGAGCCGCTACGGGCGTCTCTACACCTCAGGCGGGCGCCCCAGATCTGGACGCCTCGCAGGCAAAGCAATCGTCACGCAGTATCCCGAGGCCATCAAGCGCATCCAAGCCGCGTGCGACCGGGCCGTCGACGCAGTCAATAGGAGGTTGCCCTCATGGCAGTGAGCGGGTCAGGCAAGGGCATCCAGATCGTTGTCGGCACCGACTACAACGACCGCGACCTCAAGCGCGCCCAGGCAGACCTCAACCGCCTCAAGATGCAGGCCGCCAAGACTCAGGGCCCCATGAAGCAACTGGGCGGCACGCTTCGCGGCGCGCTCGGCCCCGCGTTCGCCCTTGCTGGCGCAGCTGCCGCAGGCTTCGCCCTCAAGCTCGGCGTCGAGGCAGTCCAGGCCGCCATCGAGGAAGAGAAGTCGGTCGCCCGCCTCAAGATGGCGCTCGACAACCTCGCCCTCGGCTTCGCCATGCCCGTCGTCGACGACTTCATCGACAAGACGCAGCGCGCCTCCGGCGTCGCCGACGACCAGTTGCGACCCGCCCTCGGGCAACTCGCCGCCGCGACCGGCAACCTGTACGACGCCCAAAACCTCCTCAACCTCGCGCTCGATGTGTCAGCCGGCACGGGCCGCGACCTCACCAGCGTCACCGCCGCGCTCTCCAAGGCCGCCAACGGCCAGACCACGTCGCTGCGCCGCCTCGCCCCCAGCATCGACGGGGCCGTGCTCAAGACTGGCGACCTCACCAAGATCACGGGTGAACTCACGCGCCTCTTCGGGGGCCAGGCCGAAGCCCGCGCCAACACGTTCGCGGGCACCATAGACCGCCTCACCATCGCCGCAGACGAACTCATGGAAGCCTTCGGCAAGGGCTTCCTTGACGCCTTCCAAGAAGGACTCGGTGGCAGCACCGAAGACCTCATGGACACCCTGCAAGACCTCGAGCCGCAGATGGAGCAGATCGGCGGCACCATCGGCAAACTTGCCGGCACCATCGGCAAAATGTCAGGCGCCATTGAGCTGTTCGGCAACCTAGTCAACATCGCGGTCGTCAACAACATTGGCCCCTGGCAGATGCTTGCTGACGCGATTGGCCTAGGCGCGGACGAGTCCGACGTCTTCTCCGCCCGCGGCGAAGACATGGCCGACGTTCTCTCCGGAACGGTGTCATCGGGTATCCAGCAGGCCACCGACGACATGGGCAAACTCGCCCGCGAAGCCGAAGAGACCGAGCAGTATTTTGAAAACCTCAACTCGGAACTCAAGATCTTTGGGGACTTGACCTCAAAGAATGACGCCGTCCGCGGATACCAGGCCGCCCTCGACGACCTTCGCAAGTCAGTAAAGGAGAACGGTCGCGCGTTCAACGACACGACCGAAAAGGGTCGCGCTAACGCCGACGCCCTCGACGACATCTTCACTTCCGCGCAAAAAGTGGCGGAGGGCCAGCAGACAGCGGCCGAGAAGATCCGCACAATGGAGCAGGCGTCAGCGGACGCCAACGACGTGCTCAAGAACATGGGTGTGCCGCCCGATGTGCGCGCCTCCCTGATTCAGCCTTTCGACACCCTCATCGCCAAGTTCCGCGAGAACAACACTCTGGCGGACAATCTGAAGCAGCGCATGGAGGGCTTGCCCACCGGCACCCGCACGTTCACCTACGACATCGTCGTCAACAACGCCAACAGCCTGCCGCCGCACATGCGCGCCGCCGGTGGCCCTATCGGCCTAGGAGGCCGTGGCTCCGACACCGTTCCCGCCATGCTCACGCCAGGCGAGTTCGTGGTGCGCAAGGCTGCGGTGCAGCAATTCGGGCGCGGCTTCTTCTCGCAGCTCAACCGCGGCATCAACCCGCTCGCGGGCATGACCCCGACCGCGGGCGGCTCAGGTGGCGGCCTAACGATCAACGGCGGCATCACTGTCCAGTCGGCTCCCGGTGAGCGTGCCGAGACATCCCTCCCCCGTGCGCTACGTCGCGCGGCCTTCCTGGCAGGCGTCAATGGCTGAGACATACAAGATCGGCGCAACCGACGTCACCACATTCCTCACCCACCTCCAGGTCATCGACGGCAACATCGGCATCCCGCCGCTGCGCCAGGACGACTACTCGGTGCCGGGCCGCACCGGCGCCATCGCGGCAACCCCGTGGTGGGGTCCGCGTGTGGTCACGTTCGGTGGCATCGTCGCGGGCTCGACTCGGCCCGCGATGCAGACCAACCTCAAGAGCCTCGGCTCCCTCGTGCTCAACGGCGGGGACACGTTCACGATCTCGCGCACCATTGACACGGCCGGCACCCCGACGCACACGGCGACGGCCCGCTACCTTGGCGGCCTCGAGCAGTCCGAGGCGCTGTCCAACCGGGTCGCCCGCGTCGCCTTCGACGTGCAGCTCATGGACGGCTTCTGGTACGAGTCGGCCTACACCCCCGGCACCGCGCTGGCCGGCACCACCGTGGTCAACGTCAACGGCGACGCCCCCACCCAAGACATCACCCTCACCTACTCCATCGGCGCCGGCTCCCAGCGGGTCACCAACTCCGCCTACCCCGGCCTCGCCCGACTCACCCTCAAGCCTGGAAATAACACTCTCGTCGTCACGGGCGGCGGCACCGTCACGATGGCGTACAAGGCGGCCTGGCTGTGACCCATCTGCGCCTCGACGTCTACGACCCCCTCAACCAGACCTACCAGGGGACTCTGTCGCAGTCACTAACCAGCGAGTTTGTGGATGAGTTCAATCAGCCGGGCTACGGCACCGTCACGGTTCCCCTGTTCTCAACCGACGCAAGCCTGCTGGTGAAGGACGCCGTCGTGCGCGTCATCTACCGCGACTCGGTCAGGTTCGCTTGGTTTGTTGAGACCCGTGACCGGGATCTCGCCAACGCCAGCGGCCAGCAGACTCTCACGGCTTCGGGGCGCGGGCTGCTGGCTTGGCTTGAGGACGCGGTCCTCTACCCGCAGGGCGGGCTCGCTGACTTCCTCGCCCCCGACCGGCCCTTCAACTGGGCATCCGGGCCAGGGTCTTGGCGCTCCTCCGGCAACTACCAGGCCGCCCTCGGTGTGCAGTGGAAGAACGACACCACCTCCCGCAAGAACCTCCCCGTGCGCTGGAAAGACCCATCAGCCCAATGGATCTGGCGCACCAACCCCGAGACCGTGGTGCAGCGCGGCACCGTCAACTGGTTCTACCGCGACTTCACCCTCACCGACGCCACCCGCGTCAAGTTCTACGCCTCCTGCGACAACAGCATGGACGTGTTCCTCGACGGCCAGCAGATCATGTCCTCCAGCGACTTTGACCAAGAGGCCGCCTCGTTCACACAGATGGCCCGGTTCACGATCAGGCTCGGCATCGGCAGCCACACCCTTGCCGCCAGGGTCAAGAACGACAAGCCTTGGCAGCGGTACGACCTAGCCGTCACCGCAAGCGACGACAAGGTCTCCTGCTCTGGCCACGGCCTCGCCAACGGCACCCAGGTCACCGTCACCGACAAGTCAGGCGCCACCGGGCTCAACGCAGGCACCACCTACTTTGTGCGCGCCAAGACCGACGACGACTTCAAACTCGCCACCACAAACTCCGACGGCACCATCGTCAACGTCACCACCAACGGCAAGATCGACCTGCAGCTCAAGGTCGACAACACGGCCGGCTTCCTTCTCACCGGCATCGAGGTCAACTCCGACGGCAAAGAGACTGACACGGTCGTCGTGCGCACCAACACCTCCTGGCAGGTGTCGTCCACCGAGCCCTACTGGCGGCCGGCCATCATCCTCAAGACTCTGGCTGAAGAGGCCGCTACGCGCGGCGTGTACCGCATGAACCTCTTTACCTACGGCTTCACCAACTCCACTCCGACCAGCGGCTCGTGGACTACCGAGGCCGACCTCACCCTCAAGGTTGGCGCCACCCTGCTTACGGTCCTTGACGACATGGTCGACCTAGGCCACGACTTCTGGCTGGACCCTGCCACCCTTGAGCTTGAGGCCGCAGAGTCCCGCGGCACCGACCGCTCGGCGACCGTGCTGCTGGACACTGGGCAGAACCTTGCCCGGTTCTCCACCAGCGTCGAGCGGCCCCTCAAGACCGTCGCCCTTGTGCGCACCAAGAACGGCTGGCTGCGCACCGCGGACAACACGTTGCGGGACGCCAACGGCTGGCGCGAGACCTTCCTCGAATACGGCAACACCGCGTCGGAGGATGTCGCCAAGCGCCAGGCAAACCGGGTCCTCGCCCGCACGGGCAAGACCCAGGTTCTCGCCCAAGGCGTCGAAGTCGTCGTCACCACCGGCGCGGTCCCGTATGTGGACTTCGCGGTCGGCGACGTGGTCGCGATCCCTAACCCGTCGGGCACGGGCCTGCCCAACAAAGCCCGCATCCTGTCCATCGGTCTCAAGGAGGAGGGCGGCGGCGTGTCCTTCCAGCCCGAGCTTGAAGTGCTGACGACAACATGAGCGGCGAAATGCGGCGACCCCCGCAACTATGGGAGCAGCGCCTTGCCCGCACCACCTCCATCCTCGGCGCTGGCATCTCCTCCTCAGGGGACGCGACCGCCATCGTGCCCCCGTCCTCACCGCCTGGCGCCGGTGGCGGCACCGAGCCCGCACCCGTCGCACCCGCCCCCGGCCTCTTCATCGCCCCCTCGGCGCCCACCCTCATCGGCTCGGTGCAGGGCATCAACGTCGTCTGGAGTGGGCTCAACTCGGCCGGCGACCTGTGGCCCTCCGATACGTCATTCGTCGAAGTCCACATGTCCACGGCGGGCACCGGGTTCACCCCAGACGCCAGCACCCTCAAGGGCCGCCTCGTGCGACCTGGTGGGCTGGCAGTCGTCGGCCTTACTAGCGGCGTCACCTACCACTTCCGGCTTCGTGGAGCCGACCCCGCAGGCAATTTCACCACCGCGGGCGCGGCTGCGAGCGGCACGCCCGGCCTCATCACGGCTCCCGACATCGCCGCCAACGCCATCACGGCCAACAGCATCGTCGCCGGCACGATCACCGGCTGGAACATCAACTCGGCCTACCTGTCCGGCGGCACGGTATCCGGCGGCTACATCACTGGCGGCACCGTTGACGGCGCACTAATTAGATCAGCCGCGTCTGGGCAGCGCGTTGAGATTCAAAGCAGCCAGGTATCTCTCATTGATTCTGGCGGGACAAGTCGTGGCGCCATCTATGCGGACAGCACCAACGGGATGCTCGTCGGTGGCGGCAGTAAGTTGTACCTCTGGGGAGACACCGTCTACCTCGGCCCAACGCTGGGCCCGTTTGTCAGCGTCACCAGCGGAGCCATTGCCGGATCATCGCTGGACGTCAGCGGCGCACTTGAAAGCGCCACACTTGACGTGAGCGGCTCTGGTGTTGACATGCCCGGTGTCTACAGCAACAACACCACGGGCCTAGACAGCGTCGGCATCACAACAGCGGGACGTCTGAGGCGACTGTCGTCTAGCCAGGACATCAAGTACGACATCACGCCCCTCTCTGGCGCACTGTCCGCCAGTGTTGAGCCCGACCGCGTCAGCGACGTCGCCACGGTCAACCCGTCGGCCATCCTCGACGTCGCTGTCACCGAGTTCTCCATCATTGACAATGGGGAGCCAACGGACCGGCGTGTGCTTGGCTTCATCGCTGACGACGTCGCCGACAAACTGCCCATCGCTGTCACCCGCGACGAGGACGGCCGCCCCGCTGGTGTCCTTGACACCTCCCTGCTGGCTGCTGTCTTGGCCGTCGTCCAAGACCAGGCCGCCACCATTGAAGACTTGCGCGCCCGCATCGAAGCCTTGGAGGCCTAATGCCTTTGCCCGGTAACGTGTCGACGCTCGTCGTCATCGGCACCTTCCTCACACCCGAGGGCAACCCCTCAACGGGCACCATCACCTTCACCCCGTCAAGGTGGTTGACAAACTCGGGCGCCAACGTGGCCCTCCCCAACTCAGGCGTCACCAAGACGCTAGGCACGGCGGGCAACTTCACCGTCACCCTGCCGGTCACCGACGACGGCGACCTCCAGCCCGCCAACTGGTACTACACGGTCAGCGAAGTTGTGGACGGCGTCAGCCAGTCCTATGCGCTACTGCTGCCGGGCACGGCCGGGTCAGGCGGCACCGTCTACCTCGCGGACCTAGCGCCAGCCGGCGAGCTCGGCCCGGAGTACGCCAGCCTGCGCGGTCCCGCCGGTGAGGCCGCTACCTTGACTGTCGGCACAACGACTTCGGTAACCAATGCGGGCACGGCCGCTGTCACCAACTCCGGCAGCAGCAGTGCGGCCATCCTCAACTTCGTGCTCCGCGACGGCCCTACTGGTCCGCAGGGCATCCAAGGCATCCAGGGCGTGCAGGGCAACACCGGCACCTTCGCCATCGGAACGACCACCAGCGTCACCAACAGCGGCACCGCCTCGGTGACCAATGTGGGCTCCTCGACGGCCGGCACCTTCGACTTCGTGCTGCGCGACGGGCCGACAGGGCCGACCGGCCCACAGGGTCCGACAGCCACCCTCGCGGTCGGTGCGGTCAGTTCCGTCACCAACTCGGGCACCGCGTCGGTCACGAACGTCGGATCAAGCTCGGCTGGCACCTTCGACTTCGTTCTCAGGGATGGGCCGACCGGTCCGCAGGGCGCCACCGGCACCGCAGCCACCATCACCATCGGCACCATCGGCACTGTCGCCTACCCGGGTCCTGGCACCGTCACCAACTCCGGCACCTCCGGTGCGGCCGTCCTCGACTTCATCCTCGTCACGGGACCCCAGGGCGCCATCGGAGACCTCACCGCCGCTGACCCCATCGCCTACGTCGGCTCACAGTTCTCCCTTAAGTACGGGGCTGGCCTAGGCACCGCGACCGGCGGCACCCTCGTCGCCGACTTCTCCGACGCGACACCCCTGGCGCTCGGCACCGCAGCTGCGGGCACCGCCATCGAGCTCGCTCGAGGCGACCACCGCCACGCCATGCCCAGCGCCGACGACGTGGGTGCGGTCGGGAAAGCCCTATTTACCGACGCCCGTCAACTCTTGTCCTCAACCGCGTCAGGCACTCCCGCCGTGATCGCCATTGAGGACGACCAAATCATCCTTTCTAATCAGGTATTCAACTAAGGAGAATCCACATGGCTCAGTTCACTAAGACCCTCCTTAGTGGGTCCACGCGGGGCAAGGGCATCAAGGTCGCTGCTACGTCATCGAGCGGCACGACTATCCACACGACGGGCACGTCAGCCACCACGATTGACGAGGTGTGGCTGTACGCGTACAACTCTGACACCACGGCGCGTCTGCTTACCGTGCAGTTCGGCGGCACCGCCACACCAGACGACGACATCAAGGTGACTATCCCCGCACAGTCGGGCCTCGTCCTCGTCGCCCCTGGGCTAACCCTGACGGGTGACGGGTCTGCGGGGCTCGTCGTTCGCGCCTTCGCCGCGACCGCTAACGTCATTACGGTTCACGGCTACGTCAACAGGATTGCCTAATGAGTAGGCGGTCACGTCTGTTCGTGAGCACTCAGGTAAAGGACTGGGGGCAAGCCACGCTTGCTCGCGTACCTGACACGCCCACTTCCGTAGACGTTGAGTATTTGGTCATTGCCGGTGGTGGTGGTGGATCGTCCGGTGGTGGTGGCGCTGGCGGTTACTTGACTGGCACGCTGACCAACCGAGTCTTCAACACGGCGTACACGTTGACCGTGGGAGCAGGTGGCTCTTCCGGTACGACCGAGATTAGTTCTGGTTCGGCCGCCACACAGGGCGGCAACTCAGTGTTCTCCACCGTCACGTCTACGGGCGGCGGTCGCGCAGCCATGACGGGCAACATGGGCGACACCGTGGGCGGTACTGGCGGTTCCGGTGGCGGTGGTGGCGCTTGGTCGACTGCCAGTATGCCCGGTGGTTCGGGCACCAGCGGTCAGGGCAACGCTGGCGGGGCCAGTTTCAATACAGCGCAGCCCTACCCCGCTGGCGGCGGCGGTGGTGCCAGCGCGGTCGGCGCTAACGGTGGCGGCTCTACTGGTGGCGCGGGTGGCGCGGGAAGCGCCTCAAGCATCACCGGCTCCTCTGTCACACGGGCGGGTGGCGGTGGCGGTGGCGTTTATTTCAGCGGAACCGGAGGAGCTGCCGGTACGGGCGGCGGTGGTACGGGCGGACATAGCGGCGCCAACGCCACGGCGGGCTCTGTCAACACAGGCGGCGGCGGTGGTGGTGCAGGCAATACAAAGACGGCTGGCTCGGGTGGCTCCGGCGTTGTCATCCTGTCCATCCCCGAGGCCAACACGGCGACCTTTTCCGGCGGCGTGACACAAACCTCAACAACGTCAGGCGGTCGGCGCATTTACACGATCACGGCTGCCGGTGGCTCTGACACCGTGACCTTTGCTTAGGAGCATGATGGCGCATTACGCATACCTCGACGCGAATAATGTCGTGACTCAGGTCATCGTCGGCAAGGACGAGGGTGAAGACGGCATTGACTGGGAGCAGTATTACGGCGCTAAGCGCACGTCGTACAACACTCACGGCGGCGTCCACGTCAACGGTGGCACGCCTTTCCGCTACAACTACGCGGGCATCGGCTACACCTTCAGCGATGCACCTGAGTGGGCAGCGCAGGGGGGCGCGTTCATTCCTCCGCAGCCCTACCCGTCGTGGGTGCTGAATCCTGCCACCGGCTTGTGGGATGCACCTACGCCAACGCCTGCCGAGGGTGGCCCGTGGCAGTGGGACGAGGACGCCCTCGCATGGGTGGAGATGTCAGGAACCTAGGGGTTAAAGCCTCTAGTCGCTTACGTAAGAATTACTGACGCTTCTCATAAGCCGAGCTCAACTTGCGGCGATGAGATGTCAGCCCCGCGTGCCACCCTTGGCCGTGGAGTAGCACGCCCATAACCGAATAGAACCTGCCGCACGCCCTCGACGATGTCGGGGGCGTTTCCATTTGGGGAGACTTATGGACGCCTGGCATCAGGACGCCCGCGCCACCATTTACAACGGCGACTGCCTAGAGGTGCTGCGGGCGTTGCCTGACGCCTCGGTGGACGCCGTTGTCACCGACCCGCCCTACGGCCTGGAGTTTATGGGCAAGGAGTGGGACGCCCCGTGGAAGTCCGAGGCCCGAGCGCAATCCGCGACGGTGGTAGATGCGCCCGAGGTCGGCGGCTTTCAGGACGGCAACGGCGGCAACGCCTTCTCACGATCCCGAGTCAGGACTGACACGCGACGCCACGGCGGCGACATGCTCCAAGCTAACCAAGGATTCCAGTCCTGGTGCGAGGCGTGGGCCGCTGAGTGTCTGCGGGTCCTCAAGCCCGGTGGGCACCTTCTCGCCTTCGGTGGCACCCGCACCTGGCATCGCCTCGCCTGCGCCATTGAGGACGCCGGCTTTGAGGTCCGCGACAGTATCGCGTGGATGTACGGCAGCGGGTTTCCTAAGTCGCTGGACGTGTCCAAGGCGATAGACAAGCGCCGCGACGATTATGAGGACGTGCGCGCCGTAGTCATGTTTCTACGCGCGCAATCAGCCAAAGCGGGCCATAGCGCGCAATCCATTAGCGCCGCGCTGGGCTGGGGTCACGCTGTTGTCGCGCACTTCCTAGCGCCCTCGCGTACTAATGCAGCCTGCCCATCATGGGAACAATGGCAGGCACTCAAAGCCCTGCTTTCTTTTGACGACACCATGGACGCCGAGGTGTGGCGGCTCAATGGCCGCAAGGGCACCCCAGGCGAGGCATGGGAGTCGCGGCCGGTTACTGGAATACACGAGCAGTCAACGGCTCAACAAGTCTGGATGCAGAACTACAGCGACCACGTGGCCCTGCCACCCAAAGAGCGCCGCGACATTCCGGTTACGGACGCGGCCCGTGAATGGTCGGGTTGGGGGACGGCACTCAAGCCCGCCCACGAGCCCATCGTCGTCGCCAGAAAGCCCCTCGTCGGCACGGTGGCGGCGAACGTCCTAGAGCACGGCACCGGGGCGCTCAACATCGACGCCTGCCGGATCGGGACCACGGGAGGCGGAAACGCCTGCCAATGCCAAGGCAACGCGATCTACGGCGCCACAAAGCACCCGACGCGACCTCTAGGCCCGGTGGGCCGGTGGCCTGCGAACGTGGTGCTGGACGAGGACCAGGCCGCCGAGCTCGACAGGCAAGCCCCAAGCACGGGCAGTTGGTCACCCTCAGGCAGCAAGTACCGCCGAGTTCGCGGCGACGTATTCAATGCCTACGGCACCGACGACGCCACGCACTACGGGGACATCGGTGGCGCGTCCCGGTTCTTCTACGTCGCCAAAGCCCCAGCCCGAGAGCGCCCCAAAGTTGACGGCACCGCCCACCCCACCGTCAAACCCCTGACCCTCATGCGCTGGCTTTGCCGCCTCGTCACCCCGCCGGACGGCGTGATCCTTGAGCCCTTTGCGGGCAGCGGCACGACGGTTGAGGCCGCCCTACTGGAAGGTTTCCGCGTTGTTGCCATTGAGCGGGAGGCCGACTACCTCCCGCTGATCCAAGCCCGCCTAGATCGCGTCGCGGCAACGGAGCCCGAGGATGAGCAGCTCACCCTCGACGCATCGGCCTAGCCTCGTCCTCGAACTACCGCCCGACCGCTGGGTCTACTGCCTCGCCTGCCAGAAGCCGTGGCCGTGCGACGACGCCCCACCCGACTCGTGGCGTCCATAACTTGCCAATTAGAAACACCTGCGCCCCCGACAACCTCGGGGGCTTTCTCATTGGGGAACACATGAGACTGGCAATCGCGGACCCGCCGTACCTAGGGCGCGCATCTGTTTGGTACGGCGACGCCATGCACCCCTCGCGGCGGGGCAATAAGCAAGGGGGGACTAGCCGCATTTCAGGCCCAAAGCCCGCAGACAATCACCCCGACGCTCACGAGTGGGACGCCCTAGACCGGCATGAGGAGCTTGTCCACACCCTCGTGGACAACTACGACGGGTGGGCTCTGGCGATGGCTCACGACAATCTGAGGGACATACTGCCGATGGTCCCGAGGCAAGTGCCCGTCCGCGTAGCCATCTGGACAAAGACCCAGACGATGCCGAGCGGGGCCCGCGTGGTGAATAACTACGAGCCGGTCATCATCAGAGTCCCCGAGGGTCGACGAGCTGCCACCGGCCACACGATCTTCCCCAGGGATAGCGTCACCATTCCCCGCCTCAATAACGGATTCGCGGGAGCCAAGCCCCCCGCCTGGACCCGATGGGTGCTTGACCTCATGGGGTACGACCCCGAGGCCGACGAGGTAGACGACCTCTTTGGGGGTAGCGGTGCCGTGGCCCGTGAGCTCGCCCAGGGCGTCCTCGTCTAGTTGTCACTAACCGCTGCGTTGAGAACGGGGGCGCCCATGACCTGCGACTACTGCGACCACGAGTTCGAGCCCACACAGACCCGCTGGCTCTGCCCAGCGTGCAAAGCCAAACACCCCTGCTGCGACGGGGCACCCCTTCCAGTTACCCAGGAGCTAGAGAGTGGACACCCCGCAGATCGACGACTTCCTGCTGTGGGCCGCGACGATCGTGATCGCCGTTACCGCAATAGCAGGCGGACTCGTCGCCCTCTACCGCCTCCTGACCGGGGCACTCAATAAGCGCCTCGACGACATCTCCTCCCAGCTGCGCCGCAACGGCGGCACCAGCCTCCGCGACGCCGTCGACCGCATCGAGGAACGCACCCAAGTCCTGCACACCGACGTCCGCGAGTTGCGCGAGCGGCTCGATGACCACATTTCCTGGCACCTCACCGAAGGGAACAAGTAATGACTTTCCGCGAGTGGTTCGCCACCAGCCCCCTAGCCTCCTGGCTGCGCGTCTTCGGCGCCGTCATCCTGTCCGCAGCCGTCGCCGACTGGTCAACCAAGGGCACCATCGACCTCGGCGCCTGGCAGACCTGGGTCATCGCCGGCCTGGTCTCCGCGCTCCCCACCGCCATGCGCTACCTCAACCCCGCCGACGTCGAGTTCGGGCGCGGCTCCTGGCGTGACGACCGCTTCGACGTGTGGGCAGACGAGGACGAGGCGTGACCACCTACACCGCCACGCAGCTGCGACGCGCCCTCCGCAAGTCCGGCCTCACCGTCGGCTACGCCGAAGGCTGGGACTCCCACGACATCGACCCCTTCGGAATGTCCCCCACCGCCGGTGTCGTCATGCACCACACCGCCAACGGCGGCGCCAAAGGCAACAACCCCAGCCTCTACTGGCAGATCCGAAACGAGTACTACCCCGTCCGCGCAGCCCACTGCAACATCGGCCGCGACGGCCTCGTCACCATCATCGCCGCCAGGGGCGCCTACCACGCCGGCGCCTGCACTAGGCCCGAAGGCGGCATGAACCTCGGCGGCACCTGGGTTCCCTCCTCCAGCGGCAACAAGATGCTCTACGGCATCGAGATCGAATCGGCCGGCACCAGCCCCGCCACCAACGCCCCCGTCAACTCCACCGACGGCTACACCCGTGAGCAGGTCCGCGCCGCCACCATGCTCGCCGCCACCCTCTGCGAACTCATGGGCGTTGACGCCAAGTGCGTCATCAACCACAAGGACTGGGCACCAGGGCGCAAGAACGACACCCTCCTGCCCATCGAATTCTGGCGCAAGAAAGTCAAGCGCCAGCTGCTCGCCAATAAAGCGAAGCGCCTCATTACTGGCGGGTAACACCGCCAAACGGAAAGGCAGTCATGTCCCTGCTCGACACCCTGTCCGATCCCCAGTACGTCCCCAAGCGCGGCCCCGCCTGCACCGTCCACCTCACCATGAAGCAAATGGACAAAGCCACGCTAGAAAAGTTCACCGCCGCGATGGCTAACCCCAGCGCCGCCGGCACCCTCATCGCCGAAGCCCTCCAAGAGCTCGGCTTCAAGGTCCGCGCCGACGCGATCCAGCGACACCGACGAGGGGCTTGCCGCTGTGGCATCTCTTGAAGAACTCATGGCCCTTGAGCCCAACGACCCCAAAGTCCTCACCCTAGACATCGAAACCAGCCCCAACGTCGTCTACGCCTGGGGCCTGTACGACCAGAACATCGGCATCACCCAAGTCATCGAGCCCAGCCGCGTCCTCTGCGTCGCAGCCAAATGGCTTGACTCCCCCGACGTCATGTTCTTCTCCGAGTTCCACGACGGCCGCAAAAAGATGCTCGCCGAGATGTGGCGCCTAGTCGACGAGGCCGACATAGTCGTCGGCTACAACCACGCCAGCTTCGACATGCCCCACCTCAACCGCGAATGGGTCAGCGCCGACTACGGCCCACCCTCCCCCTACCAAAACATCGACCTCTACCGAGTCACCCGACGCAATTTCAAGTTCGCCAGCAACAAGCTCGGCTACGTCACCGACCGCCTGGGCCTCGACACCAAACTGGAAACCGGCGGGCAAGCCCTCTGGAACCGAGTCCTCGCCAACGACCCCGAAGCGTGGGCGCTGTTCGCCGACTACAACCGCACCGACGTGCGCATTACCGAAGCCCTCTTCATGCGGCTACGCGCCTGGATCAAACTGCCCCACCTCGGCCTCTGGTCCGGCGAGTTGAGCAACTGCTATTCCTGCGACAGCCCCGACCTCATCCCCGCCGGCACCGTGTACGCCAAGGCCTCCGCCTGGCCAAAACTTGTGTGCGAGGACTGCGGGGCCTGGAACAAGATGCTCAAAAACGGTCAGACCCGAGCGGCTTAGGAGCCCTGCGCTATGAAACCTATTGACGTCACCATCGCCACCGACGCCATCCACGTCGTCAACGGCCCCCGCCAGCGCGACTACGCCCACCCCCGCATCAACTTCCAGCGCATCGCCGACCTGTGGAGCCCGATCTTTGGTATCACCGTGACACCAGAGCAGGTCGCCCTCGCAATGATCCAGGTGAAAGTAGCCCGCGAGATCAACCGCCACACCCGCGACAACCTCGTCGACCTCGTCGGCTACACCCTCACCCTCGACGCCTGCCGGGAGGACTAATGAGCCAGCCAGTAAGCCTCTGGATGAGCCTCCGCTTCGGCCAGCTTGAGGTCAACTTCAGCGCCGACGAAGTCTCCGGCTACGCCCCCGACGTCGCCAACGACATGGCCCTCCACGTCGTCAAAGCCTTCTCAGAGGGCATCGCCGAGCTGCGCTCCCACGGCGTCATCGGCACCATCGACGACGACGACGA